ATTAAGGTAATCAATGAATATGATGTCTGGTTTAAAAGACTTTTTAAGTGCCAGTTCATTAAGTAATGCTTTAAAATGTCCACTATGTGCAGCAGCAGTAGGGTACTCTTTAATTATAAGTTTACCTTTTGTCTTATCAATTAACTTTGTAACCTTTGTTTCAAACATCTTCCTAGGAAGATCTATTATATCTTGTATTGGGATATTAAGTAAATTAGCATCGATCCTCTCCGCAATCTTTTCCTCTGCCATTTCCATCGTAATGTAGAGAACATTTTTTCCCTGGAGCAAAGCTGAGCTTGCCACATGACACATGAATAAAGATTTTCCAACACCTGTGCCAGCAAGAGCAATGTTGAGAGTCTTATTCGGTAAACCGCCTTTCGTAATCTTATTAAAGTATTCAAGATCAAATTCAAGTTTGTCTTCCTTCCTGTGGTAGGATTCATACCTTTCTTCATAATCATTTAAGTAATCATGTCCAACATTAGTATCAAAACTAACTCCTAACGCATCTGACAGAATAGTAGGAATAGCATCTCTTCCTTTCTGTTCTCCTTTACCATCAGCAAGTTGAATAGATTCCATCAATGCCAAATATATAGCACGATCTCTACACCATTTCTCAGTAGTATTAACTAACCAATCAAATTCTGATGGTTGTTCATCTAGATTACTAATTAAAGTTGTAATCTCTTTAAAAGAATCATCTGTAATATCTTGCCTCTTCTCTGTTTCAATACACAGAACTTCTTTAGTTGCTGGTTTATTATAATCTTCTACGAATTTGACTATCTCCTCAAAAACAATTCGTTGATTCCTATCCTCAAAATAATCACCCTTAATAAAAGGGATAACCTTACGAACATACTCCTCATTATGAAGTAAATTTTTTAATACCAGAAATTCAACTGTTTCCATGAGGCATATCAAAAACAAAAGTTATCCTGGTCTCATCACCAAGATTCACAGTACCATGTGGTATCTTATTATTAAACCATAAAAGTGTCCCAGGGTCAACTATAACACTCTCATTTCCTACAAAATATTGATACTGACTGGCAATAGAAAGATGAAACCTATCCCTTGTATGATAATAAGTTCCTTCATCAATATGAGCACCTACATACCCATCAATGGGAAGAGATAAAAATCCACACCGATGAATATCTCTGCCAGGTAATTCACTGTTTATAATCTTTATTATTTCTGTATGTCTGTAATATGCAGGAGTTGGTTTACAGAGTTCAGAATCTCCTACAAAATCTTCCTTCTTTATTACTACTCCCATTATCAGTTGGAGATTTCCAACTTCAATATCTGCATAACCCCTTTCAAGTAAAGTATCAGCACCCTTCCTCTGGATAAACCAATCGTCAGAATACTGTTCTAGTTGTTTCAGAACTTTCTTTACAATTATCCCCTTCCTTAATATCTTTATATTTTTCATGACCCATAACTAAACTCCTGTTGGGCCGTCTCATCCAAAGCCTGCATTACTTCATCAGTAAAATACTCTTCAGGATTAGCATAGATTTGTTTAGCATATATCTTCTTTCCATTAATTTCATATCTACCAGCAACATTCTTCCACAGTCCTCCTATCTCTCCTAGTTCTAGAAGACCATAGTATCTGTCAAGACCACGTTCATCAAAATATAAACGTATCTCTACTTCTTTATGCTCTCGCGAGAGTCTGCTTTTAGCCGTCTTAGCTTTGATAATGTTCCCAACAACCGTTTTCTGATCCTTTTCCTTTTTTTTGCTGAGATATATGATCGTAGATGCGGCATATTTGAGACCAGAGCCGCCTCCCATTTCTTTAGTAGGGACGTAAGAGCCGATAACATCGTAAGTGTGATTTGTAACTAGTAATGGAATATGTGCTTGACCAAGCTTTAATGTAAGCATTCTAAATGCTCCTTTCACAAGTTGGGATTTGGTCATATCCCTTACTTGCTTATCATCTAATGCATCCCTAATCTCCTTCTCTGTAGAAAGCATTCCTAGGGAGTCTAACACAAACATACACGGTTTGCGTTCATCTTCGGACATTTGTAAATATTTATCAACAGCCTTAAGAGCCTTGGTACGGAATTCCTCAATGGTTACTACATTAATAACCACAAATCGTTTCATATCAATGCCACGACTCTCTAAAAGTGATTTAGTGATACTACTCTCAGTATCAAAATAGAGAGCATAAGCGGAGGGGTTAGTATCAAGAAAGTTCTTAACCACGGCGAGAGAGAAAAAAGTCTTTCCAGTACTAGACTCTCCAGCAATGGCAGTAATTTTATTAGCAGATACGCCCCCAAAAATACTACCTGAAACAAGTCCGTTAAAAACCAACGAACCCGTATCAATATATTGTTCGTTGTCCGATATATCGGATGCGAGGGTGGTGAAGTCATCTCCTATCTCTTTTACAATGTCTTTTAAAAAATCCATCAAATAGTCATTCCTCTTTCTTCACGTAAAATTTTCTTATAAGGACCACCTGGATTTTCATCCCGCACTTCTTTAACCTCTTTCAGTAGAAAATAAAGTCTAGTGTCACCACCCAAAGCAAGTGCTTTGACTATTGTATCTAAATCTTTATCGTTGATAGGTAAGTCCATTTAAACAAAAAAGGATTCTAAAGTTACAGTTTTTTCCACGTTCCAACCAATCGCATCTAAGATGGTTTTTAGTGGGTCCAAGAAGGCTTTATCAAATTGTAAGTCATAATCAATATATTTGTCAAGACCAATCTCATGAGGAAAATCCTGAATGAACGAAATGATATTCTCATGAATAACATTAGGTTTTTTCAAATAACAAAACTTGATCTTTTCACCATTTTGGATGAAAGAATACTTATTATCCAACTTATGTTTTTTGACATAATGGTTGAATAACAATGCACCCCGTATATGTATAGGAGTTCCTTTTGCATATATCGTAGAATGTGCCTTATACTTCTCAACATCAGATGCAGAACGAGGGAATGATATATCTTCTGGTGGCAATTTCTTAAACTCCCGACGACACTTTTCAATATAATCAATCACCTCATCTTCTGTTCCATTCATCATCAGTTTAAGAGCATCCTTAATCATTGTCCTACACGGAGCAGGAGTAGAAGATTTCACTGCCTCAATACCCATTATCTTTAACTTAGGTTCCTCATACCTAACACCCTCACTATCCCATACATTCAAGATATATCTCTTCTTAGCAGTCCATATGCCCCTGTCAGCAATGTTCTCCCGTGCCATAACCATCTTCTGGTCATATGCATTTACGTAGGATGCCAGTTCTTGGTAGCAACTTTCAATATAAGGCTCGAATTCCATTTCACAGACCTTATTAAGGAACGTGACAACGCCTTCATTAGTTTTCTCTCTCCCCTTGTATACAGCCTCAACCAAAGGACCCAAGTTAAGATAAATGGAATCGGTATCAGAAGCAATAACATAGTCAACATCCTCAGTTTTTAAAATTTTATTAATCTTCTGGTTCATCTTATTCTCTATCCATCGAATAGAAACCTGACCAGATAGAGTAATAGCCTCAGCATTTGCTAATTTATAGTACCTGAAATACTGATTGCCGATAGCACCATAAGCAGAATTAAGAGAGATCTTCTTCGCCATTTGGATGTTGTTACATCGAGCAATCTCCTTTTCCAATGATTTAGTGGGGGTCTTTTCATAATCTTTCTTAGCCTGAATCATTTTCTTTTTGAAGACCACACGGTCTCCATACATCTTATCCATCAACTCTGGTAGGAATCCTCTTACATCCTTTCTATACTGTGCTCCATTAGCACATGTTGCAAACTCACCTCCAATCTCAACATCCTTATTTAATATCCTCTCAACGCTCGCGCTGGGATGTCTAGTCTCCCTGAGGGTTTCTGGACTGATATTATATTGCATAATAAGATGAGGGTACAAGCTATTGAGGTCAAAACTAACAACCCAATCATAGCTTCCTGGTTTTGGTTCTTTGACATATGCTCCAGCGTACTTTTCGTTCTTTTGTGATCTGTTCTTTGGTGGTATTACAATATTCCTCTTTTTGAGGTAATTGTATATGATGTTATCCCACATCCTCACCTGATAAAAGACATCATTATAATTAACCTTGGCATCATATGCCATAGTCAATGCCAACTCAATCAATTTCATCTTGTCTTCCAAACGGTCAACAAGTTCCACGTCAATTATATTATACTCAATATACTTCTGCCAACCCTTTGTGTAAAAATCCTTAAAAGTCTCATACTCACTATGGTCTAACTTCTTCTGTCCTAGTTCTACTTGTGCAATATAATCCAACCTATAGGACTCTTGTGCTTTATAAGTAAACTTCTTATAAAGATCAAGATAATCTAACTGACAAACAC